AAACCCCTGTTTGAAGTGGTGTTTGTGTAGCCTGCGAATGCACCTAAATAAGTGCATTGACTTTGGTTTGTGACTAGATTTCCTGAGTTTGCTCCTAATGATGCATTCCCAAAACCAGATGTTAAATTTGCCATTGTGGAGGATCCAACACCAACATTTCTTGTTCCTGTTGGGGATGCTGGCGTAATTCTACCTAAGAAAGTATTATATGGACTTCCATAATTAACTCCTATTGATTTACCTTTATAAGAACCGTCTTTCAGAACAGCAAAGGCTATTACACTTCCAGTACTTTGCACGCTGAATCCCTTATCTGTTCCAGTTCCGCTATTACGTAATGTAAATAATTCATTTGCTGAACTCCATAAATAATTTGCGTCACTTCCAATTGCCCCAGACGCTGTCCAATACGTAGCCCGTCCAGCCACCCCTGTTCCTGTTACTGTTCCCGTTCCAAACGGGAGAGAAGACACATCCCTAGTTTCTAGCAATCCAGTACTAACATCACGCATCAATATTTTTGTGTCTGTGTTGTCATTTACGGGTGGATATATATAGACGTAACCATTGTCTTGTATGTAAACTCTTTCAGTTCCACCATTTCCTTTCGCCAAGAACATTTTACCCGTTCCGTCATCAGCACCTATTACTATAAAGGTTGTACTGTCCCATGTAAAATTTGGAGAACCCTCTATTACTTTACCAGCATTAAATACTGCAATTTGATTATCAACGCCAGAGCCTTGAATGAAGCTATTAATTGTATCGCCATCTAAAGCTAATCTATTCCAATTACTCCACTTTATCCACTCCGTATTAGTCGTATCAACTCCGTCAAATCTATTTGTGGTCCAATTTCCGGATACCTGCCAACTTACAATCATACCTTGCACCCTTTTTTCAATAGGTATTGCATTACGCACAATTGTATCCTCAACTTGCCAGTAACCACCATGCAACTGATCAACCTCCATTAAAGGTTTTGTTGCATCATATCGCTCAATTTGCTCAGGAAACTGAATCTCCTGAGCCATCACCATTATCATCTGGAGACTCATCAAAGCTACTAGCCAACTCTTTTTCATTTATTGCTTTTTTAATTACATTATTATAATCACCGGTATTCAATATCTCACATGACTGCTCCGCTGTAGACAATGGAACAGTATCAAATTCACTACCTAATTTTGCCCTCTCGGCTTTTACTTCTTTTAATGGATCAATGTGAGGTACGCCCATGCCAATAAATCTGCATGTTTTATACGCCTCAATTTTATTCACTTCTTTATTCATCATTGCAAGCAAATAACCTTGCGCGGAAATATTACCTTTTAAAATATTTACATCCAACCATAAATCATAAACCGGTTTATAAAATTGGTCAGTTAATAAATTAACCCTTGAAACCATCATATTATATTCCCAGCTTTTCAAAGCAGCACGGCTGGAGCTATATGAGCCGCCAAACTTATCTAACGCTACCTCTCCGGGAATTCCTATTGTTGCATAAACAACATCAACATTAATCAAAAAGAAATCTTTAAATTGTGGGTCTACCTCATTATTATTTCTCTTTAGTTTTGCTCCAACTGGGAAATTATACACTTGCTTAGATGTGCTTAATGCAACTTTACTTGCCAATGCATCCGGGTTTATTGTTTGTGTTTCCGGAGCCGTTCCACGCCCCTTTGCCATCGATTGGGCCAATTGATTAATCATTGGGTTTTCACCATCTGAAAACTGATCATGCTCAATTGTGTATGGAATTTTATTATTTTCCTCTGCACTTCCAATTGTGGCATCCTTATATCTATTAATTTTATCAGCCGTTTCCAATACTGCAGACAACAACGACATTCCACGAGTATCATTTATTTTGTGTTTTCTGCTATAATATAACCATGCCATCCGCTTACCAGAACGGACACCATAAGCAGAAACACGGGTGTACTTCATAAACCCATCATAAATATAATATGCTACATGCGAACCCTTTTTATCAACCTCAACACCATCAACAATTACATTTCCATTATTCTCTGCATTTTTAAAATGGTCCGTACCTGTCGGATTTTGAACATAGCAACCATCAATAATATCCGTTGTTAAATTTCCACCTTTTAAACGCAATATACAAAGAACATCGCCGGATATTAATGCATTTTTTGTTGCTTCAGCAGCTTGCGCATGTAAATTTGTCTCACCGCTATATGTGGATCGTTTTGATTTTGCATATAATCTGAAATTTGCTTCAACCTCGGAAATAAACAATTTCAAATCATCCTCACTAATATCTTTCAAAATCTCAGCTACCGGATCAGATTGCAACTTTAAACCAGAACCAACAACCCATAATACGTATTTATGTATTGCGTTTTGTATAATATCAGTTTTTAAAAATGACTCCCATGCGCGTAAACGCATTGCATAATAATCAACTTGGAAATCATACGGCGTTCCAAGTTCGTATGGCGTTACCTCGCCGTCAAAAGAAACCATATTATTACCAGACCAATTTGGGCTAATGCCTCCATTTGATTGTATATTATCAGTTTTCCATACAAGCTCACGACCAAATAATTTCATTAACTTAACCCCCTTGCCGGCCTTAAAACCATATTTCTACCGTTTAACTGATTTATAATTTTATGCTTTAGCCTTTCAAATGCCATAATGGCATTTGCCATATCTACAGCCGTATTATATTCTGTCTGGATTTTTGTTTGCCCATCATCCAACGTATATTCCTTGGTTGTGCTATTAGTGACACCAACGGACACCATACGCAATTCCAAAGCCTCAATAATACTACTAATACGATCAAGCCGATTGACTAAACCAGTATTACTAGCAATATATACACTTTCAGTAATTTCAGACATAAGAAAATAAAACGTAAATTTACATAGTATTATACATAATAAAAAGTAATGAAATAATAAACAATTGTTTTTTTATTGTTTACCTATTATTTGCGCCCTTCGTTCGCTATTGTTTTCCGCTTATGTTCTCTATTCGTTCACTATTGTTTTCCGCTTATTTGCTTTACTAGGTTTACAAAATCTGCCCATGTTGGATTCTTAATTTTAACATCTTTACATACCTTTTTTGCAAAAATATCCCTAACAGCAATATTATAAACTGCAACATCCCAATAATGGTTGTGCGCATGGCTATTTTTACGCACCCATTTCCAACTTACTTGATCACCATCATCATTGCGTGTTATCTCTTTTGTTTCTTGCTCATACTGAGTAAAAAATCGACTTACAGTGTATTTATTATCAGATGGTATTGGGAAATTCATAAATCCGGCCGGTTGTATATTTCCATCGGACCATTTTAAATCAATCCTTTCTGCCAAATCATCTTTTATCTTACCAGTGGCGAGTATATACAATCCTGGCCTTTCCCGACCTGGTTTAAAACATGGCATATCGCGAGTCATTTTTATTTCGTTTGAATCACCCTTTAAACCAATAAGCATTTCTGGATATGAATCAATTAACTCATACGCATAATGTGTATATACACCCGTATCAATTCCGGTATATGCAATTTTCATAATAAAATTCTCATCAGTTATATAATCTTTTGATAGAATTTCATTTAAAAAATAATCCCAAACATTGTTTGGGCTTTCATTCCTGTATGTCCACAGGTCCCTATTATCTTTTTTCTTTTTTGGCCAATAAGTGCCAACTGATCCATGGTCAATACTATATGATGATCCTGTTTCACTCCATGCAACAACCTCATAATCTAAACGCGCATCATCTAATGTTCCATTCAAATCACATGCGCACGTAATCAATACAATTTCTCCATTACCATGATCACGACTTAATTTTGTCGGTACTGTTCCAATTTCATAATTACGGGTATTCTTTGCAAGTTTGTTGCTACTTACATTTTTCATACGTTCCTCAAATGGTAAACCCATTACAATATTTTTAAACACGCGCAATTTGCTTTTACTTTCTTGCCCACTTTTAAAAATCTCTAACCACTGATAGGCGTAATGTGTCCATCCGTACATATGAGGAGCCGCAGCCCATGCCGGAATATGGTATGAGTAATAGCCCGGGCGGCTGGGTTTTGCAGTTGGCACCCATTTACCCTTTTGATTTATTTTATGCTTGTGTTTTTCCTTCCAAAATTCTCCGCATTCTTGACACACATAACCAACTGAATCCTCAATTAAATCACCATCCTCCGTTGCCTCAAATACAATTCCAACCCTTTTATCTCCTTTCTTTTCACTCCAAAGTAATTCGATATACTCACCGCATTCCGGGCAAGGTACTTTCCATTTTCTTTGATCACCCATCAAATAAACCTTTTCAATATTTGATGGCTTATTTTCTGGAGTTGATATGTAATATTGTTTCATGGAATGGGCGGCCGTACTAAATCTTTGTTGTATCAAATCAAAGATGCTACCTTGGTCCTTATCGGAAATTGGGGCCGAATCCCAATCATCAAAAAATCCGTACTTAATTGATCTTTGCTTACCTAGCTTGTCAATGCTTTTTAATCCTCCAGCAAACAAACGACCGCCGGCAAACTCTTTACTTTTTGATGTGTCTCCGGTCCTATTATTCCTTTTCCTAATAGTATTGGGCCTTATCAAATGTGTAATGCCACAACTAGCAATACCGGAATCCAAACGACTCTCAACCATTTCCCTACTTAAATCATCATTTGCAGATAAAGCCATTATATTACCAGGGTTATTTGCAATTATCCATAGAATACCATTAACTAATAATCCCTCCGTTAGGCCTATTTGTGCCCCTTTCATTATACCAACAACCTTTGCCGGGTGGTATGGGCTCAAAGTATCAACAACCTCCCTTAAATAAGGTGTGTATTTATACTTGAATTTTCCTTGTAATGTGCTTACATCGCTGTGTAATGTGCGGTTTTTCTCTGCATATTCAGATGGTAATAATTCCGATGAACTAATACTTATCTTTTTAAATATACCCTTATATTTATTTATTAATTCGCTCATTATTTCCTTTCACCACGGCCACGAACCTCTTTATATTCAGCAATGATGCCTTGAATTCCAGACAATATACTTTCCTTTGCCTCATTCTTTTGGCGTACTAAACTCTCATTTAAATCCTTTCTCAATTCAACCAATTGATCATGATCACCGCCAAACACTTGGATACATGTTTCAGCTAAATTTTTAACCTCCTGAGAGTATGTATTATGAAAAGTATCTATAACCCACAACACAACATCTTGGACCGAATCGGTTGGTATTAATGTACCATCCATTTTAGAAACTTGTAACTCTGCCAATGCGGCTTTATTTTTTAATAATTTTAATTCATGCAACGCCTTGTCACATGCATAATTATCCAACTCATCACCATCATCAAAACCACGTTCCTTTTTGCTTTTTCTATCTTTTGTCTTTGGTTCTGATTTTGGTTTATTCTGCTTAATGGGTGTAGGCTTTTTTATTATTCCTTTAATGTATGCACGATTAATGTCGAATGTACATCCTTGATCGAGCTTCTTTTGTATCCATAGTTTGTTTAATGCATGATGAATATCAAAGGTTTTATCATCACTTCTAATCAATTTACTACGTTTTACCGCCATTGATATTTGAGCAGTGGCAATATTTAAAGCCTTCGCAAGCTCACTAGCCTTAAGGGTTTTAACCATTTGTTAACTTTTGTTAACTACAAATATACAAAAAAAGTTAACGGCAAAAGTTAACATACTCCAAATCTGTGTAATTTTTTTACACTTTGGGGTCACAACTCAT